CTGTTCGTCATGCATGGTACCTGAGTGTCTGTTCCTTTTTGTCGGTGACAGGCACTCGGGTATCCGAGTTCGTCAGTAGGGAGATGGCGGATGCTATGATTTCGAATGCTCAAACGTCACTCGATCTCACCTCGCCGGGCTGGAGAGTCAGAGCTTCCCGTTCGACTGACCCTTCGCAGGGTCGTATTTTCGACGGGCGTTCTGACGCTTCAGCCTTGACCGACGAAGATTTCGATTTTCTTCGTGGTTATTTCCTTGATTCATTTGGGGGTGTTTTGCCCCCTTTCATCATTTTCGTTTCTCTTTTCATCGTCACCACGTTGTTTTCGGTGTCCGGTAAGGTTATTCACAAAGTTTTCAGGCTCCCAATTTTGCTCTTAAGAGCTTTGGGTTATGCCTTAATCCCTTTCTTCCTTCCGGATTTTGTCTATGATGTTTTCTTATCAGGTTTCACTCTTTTCTTGGTTAAGGTTTTCGGCTCTCCTAAGGCCTGTAAGCGACTTCTCAAGCGTATCTTTGTCCTCTTTAGTGTACTCCACACAGCGACTTTCAATTTCGTTATGCTTGGGGAGGATGACCCACTCGCTTTGCAGCCGGACGACCCGGTTGCTTTCGAGAAGGGTAAGATTCTTGGTTTGAAGGGTGGTTCTGCTCCCACTATCAGTGGCATTTTCCAGGTCAAAATTGTTAATAAGACTAGGAAGGCACTTGTTAGGTTCCACGAGATGCTCAATGATTTCCGGTTGCCTGAAATGGTTAGCGGTGCTTATAGACCTCCTTCTATGGAGTCTATGTCACGCACCTATCAGACACTCGGTGATATGGGTTTCTCGGTCCTTCCTGGTTTTGTTGACTCTTTTGGTTCGGAAGCTTTCACTGATGGTTATCTTGAGGAACACGCCAGTTGGCGCAAGTACTTCATGGGTAACACCTCTTTCGCTTTGGGTTTTAGGAAGCTCAAGACCGCATTTCCTCCATGGTTGGGCCTTAATACCATTTTCCCTCAATGGCCTGGTTATATTCATTCTTCTACTTTCACTGGTGTTTTGGAAGAGCTACGTTCTACCGCTCGTTACTGGACCGGTAACGAGGATAAAATTATTGCTGATTCTGAGTTTGATGACGTTTTGGATGGTCTGTGGGAAGGGACCAAAGCCCAATTTGCCAATTCTAGGCTTGCTTCCCCTCGCGAAATTTATGCGAAATGGGAGAAGAAGTTTAATATGGGCTTTGGCTTTGGCCTCTTTCACAAAGATGGCTCGATTCGTCAGATCTCCCGTCGACAAATTATCAAGTCGATGGGGGGTGATTCACAATTCATCAAAGCTTGGGAAGACTTGTTCAGGAATGCCCGTGACTTGGAGATTCCTGCACCAGTCTTCACCAAGATGGAGACGCTCAAGTTGAAGAAGGCTGCCAACCGTGCTGTCCGAACGGTGATTGGATCACCTTTCGTACACCACGTGTTGACAACCGTCTTCAACTATAAACCTAACCACGCATACGCCGTCTGGGACACCCCGGCTAAAGTCGGTATGTCTCTAAATGGCGTCAACTTCAATCAGATTTGGTCTTCTTTGATGGGTCATGAGTTTATTTTTGCCGGTGATATGACTGCTTTCGACTCGACTCAGGCACCACCTGTTTTAAAGATGGTGGCCGAATTGAGGAAGAAGGGATTCACTTGGCACAAAGACTTCCATGAGATTTGTGATTTGATCGATTTCAGCTACGCTAAACTTCTAACGCAACCCATGGGCTTCAAGAACTTTGGTGATGTTTTCACTAAGGCTCAGGGTTTTACCACTGGCCATTCGTCTACCTCGG